TCAGTTGACACAATCTTTGGTTGATAGGACAATTAAACCATGTGAATCGGCACTTAAAAATGCAGGATTAAAACCAAGTGATATCGATGAAATTATTTTAGTTGGTGGATCTACCCGCATCCCTTCTATTCAAGAAGCGGTTAAAAAGTTCTTCGGTAAAGAACCATCAAAAGGTGTAAACCCTGATGAGGTTGTTGCCTTGGGTGCCGCAATACAAGGTGGTGTTTTAGCTGGTGATGTGACTGATGTTTTATTATTAGATGTAACACCACTTTCATTGGGTATTGAAACTATGGGTGGTGTATTCACTAAACTTATAGACGCAAACACAACAATACCAACAAAAAAATCAGAAACATTTTCTACAGCGTCTGATAACCAACCATCAGTAGAGATTCATGTCTTACAGGGTGAAAGACCAATGGCAAAAGACAATAGAACTATTGGTAGATTTCATTTGGAAGGTTTACCTCCCGCTCGAAGAGGAGTTCCTCAAATTGAAGTAATTTTTGATATTGATGCAAATGGAATTATAAATGTGTCTGCGGTTGATAAAGCCACAAATAAACAACAATCGATAAGAATTGAATCTTCTTCTGGTTTATCGAAAGAAGAAGTTGAACGAATGAGACAAGAAGCTGAAATGAATGCAGAAACCGATAAAAAATTGAGAGAGGATGCCGACACATTGAATTCTGCAGATTCTTTAATTTTCCAAGTCGAAAAAAGTTTGGCGGACTTAGAAGGAAAAATAAGCGATTCTGAAAAATCAGACATTGTGTCAAAAGTAGAAAATTTGAAATCTAACTATCAAAAAAGAGACATTTCAGAAGTCAAAAAAAGTATTGATGAAGTTAATGCCAAATTTCAAGAGATAAGTCAAAAACTATACGAATCAACTATGAATCAAGAAGTAAGTGACGAAGATTTCTCAAATGTTGATTTTGAAGAAGTAAAATAAAATACACTTAAGTTATTTTGAAAAATCCACCACTTGGTGGATTTTTTTTTTACAATATTTATTATTAAAGTAAAAAAATATGTCAATTACAAGAGAAGAAATTTTAGGTACCAAAATTCTAAATGAAATAGAATCGTCTAACTTAGTAAGAACAGAATATGATACTCTATCTAAAAAAATGATTGCGGAGTTTAAAAACGGAACAAGATACGAATATGAAAATGTTCCTCACGAAAAATATACCCAATTTAGATTATCAGAATCTCAAGGTAACTTTTTTAATAAAAACATTTCGAAAAGTTATAAATACAAGAAACTTTAATTATTTAAGTATTTATTATTATGAGTACTGAAAAAGTTTTAAAGAGTTTTGAAAGTCAAGAAGACCTCAACCCAAAAATTTGGTTTCTACCAAAAGAAGAGTATATGGGCGATACAAATGGCCAGGAATATAAAATGAGGCCTGAAGTTAGAGAAAGATTACTCACAATTGCCGAAATGTTTTTTGATTTTTTGAATATTGATGTAATCGTTTCTGATATTATCATGATAGGATCTTTAACTAATTATAATTGGTCGGAATATTCAGACGTTGATTTACATTTAGTCGTCGATTATTCTCAATTTGATAAAAAATCAAAAGAATTATTTATAGAATTTTTTGATTTAAAAAAAATTATTTTTAACATGAGACACAACATAACTTTATTCGGTTTTGATGTTGAGTGTTTTGTTCAGGATGAGAAAGAAACCACATTTAGTAGCGGCATTTATTCGGTAATAAATGATGAATGGATAAATGTTCCCAAAAAAGAAAAAAATGAAAAATTGGACATCTCTTTGATTAAAGAAAAATCAAAACAATGGATGAGAATTATAGATGGTGTTGTTGAAAACATAAAAGACGAGGATCCTGAAACTATTAAAAAAATCATTAAAAAATATAAAGAAAAATTAAAAAAGTTTAGGAACTGTGGATTACAGAAAGGTGGCGAAATGTCCACAGAAAATTTAGTTTTCAAACTACTTAGAAGAAACGGATATATAGAAAAACTATTTGAATTACCAACAGAACTCATAGACAAAAAATTGTCTATGACACAATAAACACATATTTTAAAAATATTCTAACAAATAGATATATTTATAGAATAAAAATAATTTATTTAAAAATAAAAAAATGGGAGGATTAAAACCTATAGGAAGCGAAAAACTTCACGGAAACGAAAAGTTACAACGAATTATGGAAATTGCTAACTACAAATTTTCAACTTCAGTAAAGTCAGACGATAATACATCGACAGAATACAGATTAAAATTGGCTGATGGAAATTCTTACGAAATTGTTAGAGAAAAACAAGGATATATAATTAAAAAAAATATCACAGAAAATGTTTCTGACTATATCGAACCAATGAAAAATCGTAGATATTTCAATTCATATTCACAGGCTTTGAAAAAAATAAATTTAATGTCAAAAGAAATGAATGAACTTTACGGTAATTCAAACGGACTTGAGTTATTTGGTGAGGCAAAGTCATTTAAATTGAAAGTTCCTAAACCTAAAGCGGATTTAGAAACCCCTCCCGCAGCACCTACTTTACCTCCGCCATCACAAACCACACCTGCACCAGCTCCATCAGAACCAATGCCATCTCCGGCACCAAGTGATGACGCATCATCGACTCCTTCTCCGAGCCCAACAGGAGATTCACCTATGGGGGACTCTATGGGTACAGAAAATACTGGAGGATCTTCAGATTCAGAAGAACCTATGGACGAAGTTCCAATGGACGATGAAGGAAATGATGATATAGAAGAACCTACAGATGATGAAGAAACAGATGGGAAGGACCCATTCAGAATGATTCAGAAATTAGTAGGTAAGTTAACACAAAAAATACGTAAATTTCCTAAGGATGAGGAAATGACTGCAGAAAATGTTAAATATATTATTAATTCTATTCTTTCGGCATTGGATTTAACGTTATTAGATGAAGATGATGTCGAGGAAATCATGACAAAATTTGAAAATGAAGAAGAGGGTGATGAAGAAGATTTACCTGATCAAGAAGGTAATATAGAAGACGAGGGACCTGTAGAAGACGAAGACATGAAAGAACCTGAAGGTGAAATGACAGAATACAGTTATAGAAATAGATTCAGAAAACGAATTGGAGGAGGATTAGATAATACAGAAAATGAAATGTTTGGAGAATCTTTAGTGGACGCAATAATTTCTAGTTATTTCAACCCTGAAAATGAGAAAATAATGAATGAAGAAAAAAAGTTTGAAAGAAAAAAAATAATCAGAGAAAATTACAAGGTTAATAAATTAGAAGTTGAAAGGTTGTCTGAAAGCACTTCACAAATGAGAAAAGCTTTGGAATTTATAAAATCATATCCACAAGCAGAAGTATTGGGGACGACCAACAAAAAAAATATGGTAATAAAATTAGGTAATGACCAGTATAAAATAACACCTAACGGTAAATTTTTATAGTGAATTATTTAATTTACATAAATGAATTAGGCCCAAATTATAGGGGGGAAAACATTTATGAATTTATATTTTCTGACGTTTTGGACGTTTGGGGGGAAAATTGGGATTCAAAACCTGCAAATGGATATCCCGAACCTCCCGAATTGGAAAATGTAAAAAAAGTTGGGGTTTTGACAACTTCAGAAATGAAATTATCCTTGATTCAAAATTCGGATATTTTCTCAGTTTTGGATTCAATGCAAGGGGTCATATGTTTGGGATGGGAAAATGATGAAGAACAAGATTTCGACAATAAAAAACGGTTAGTTTTTTCTTTTGGTGAAAGTGAAAAATTAATCAAAGATAAACTATATGAAAGAGACATAGTTTTAGAATTTGAAAAAAAAGTAGTATATGAAAACTAAATCAAACATTGCAAAACTTTTAGAACACGGATATCATTTTGGTACAATATCTCAATTGAACAACCAACAAATTAATTTTTTAATCGAGAGAATAAAAAAAGAAGAATCTAAAGAAGAAGTCACACCAATAACTGAACCAGCCAAAACTTCATACATGATTAAGGGTTCTGGAGATCTACCAAACAACCCGTCAGGAAAAGGTTATAAAGTAGAAAAAACTACTGACGGTAATGTAAAAGCAACCCCCATGGAATCAGAAGTGACTGAAGATGATACTTTGAACATTGTGCAAGACCCTGACGCAACTGAAGACGGAATGGGTATTTTTGAAACAGAAATTACAGAAAAATTTAAATCAAAAGCTCAACAAGGGTTATTTTTTGCAAGATGTAAAAAATGCAGTAATGAAAATTGTAAATGGTGTAAAATGGCCAAAGAATTTGCCGATTCTACAACAAAAAAAGAATATAAAAAAATGCCAAAGAAATTACATCCCGAAAAAAAAGTTTCTAAAAATACAAATGAAAGTTATGAATTAGAAATGGAAAAAGAACTTCTTAGAATTTTAGAAAATCATATAAATCCTTCTATGACAAAAACTCAATTTGTTAATACATTAATGGAAAAAAAAGAATCCATGATGTTAAAATCGCCAATCAAAAACAATCTTTTTAGTAAAAATTCAGGCATGGAAATGAAAAAATCATTGGGTGGTGAAATGGAAGAAAATACTAGAGAAAAAGAAAGAACAAAAACAAAACCAGGTACAAAACCAAAAACAAAACCTAATGATAATCCATTTGATGATCCAAATCCAGATGTAGAAGAAAAACCAAAGGCAAATACAAAAGAAAAAGAAAGAACAAAAAAACCTGGTACAAAACCAAAAACAAGACCTAATGATAATCCATTTGATGATCCAAATCCAGATGTAGAAGAAAAACCAAAAGCGTCAGACAAAAAAACAAAAAACGAATTTTTATCTCTCATAAACAAAGCTTTAAACATGTAAAATGAATAATAACTCATTAAGAAGGATAATTAAAAAAATAATCAATGAAGATGCGATTGACTACGGAGATTATGAAGAAAGAATGGATCCAATAGTCCAACAGAAAATAGAAGATCCCGAGGGAATTTATGCAAAAAATAGGGCTTTTAAAGGAGGATCTCGGGATGTTGAAAGATTAGCGGGATCTAGATTTAAAGAAATTGTAGATTATGTTAAAGATTATTTTGGAGAAAGAAGAAATTTGACAAATCCCACAGTTAAAAGTGAGATACAAATGCAACAAATGATGGCGGTTAGAGAAGTTATGTCAATCGAGCCGTCTCACAGAGAAAGATTGAGGGACTTAGCGTTTGAGATTGCCGCCAAAGAAGAAGGGTGGATGAACCCAAATATTACCCTACAAGATTTAATGGACAATGGTGTGTTAAGAAAAAGAAAAAAAACGGACGGGGGCGTAGTGTATGAAATGAAATTTATTAACCTAATTACTTATCTTGGTGAAAAGAAAATTGACCCAAAAATTTTTCAAATGAAACCACCAAAATTAGACAAACTGCCTATACCACCTAATTTTTCATTTGATGTTGATGAACTCACACCCGAAGAAGAGTTTCAGCTAGAGGTTGAAAAAAGAAATGTAATTAATGCACTTATACAAGGTACTGGAAAAAAAATGCAGTACGCATTCCAATTGTATAAAAATCGATTAGATCAGATAGATCCGAGATTATACCCATTATATAACAAAATTATGGGTGCTAATGACCTTATGTACTTTACTGACCAACAATTAATTGAAATGTTGGGTGGTAATGCCGCTGGCTCAATGGGAAAAGATGAAGATCAAGAACAAACATGTAATTTATGTGGTGGAGAAGGTGCTGATGAGGATGGGGATGATTGTCAAATGTGTAATGGTGAGGGTGAAGTAAAAAGACCTACATGGTTTGCAAACGGGTTAATTTTTCCAATATTACTTCATGAGTTAGGTAAAGTTTTTGACGCAATTCCTGCAAGGGGACAATGGACGGGTATGGACCCTGATTTAGCAAATAGAGTAATTTCACAAACAGACACTATGGCTAATGAACCTATGAATTTTAGAGTCGGTACAGAATTACTTAAAAGATTAAGATTTTTACTTCCTGATGAACTTTTATTAGACCCTGAGTCAAGAATATATTTACCTTATTTTAAAAGAATTTTATATAGAATTCCATCGCAAGAATTCTTAAGAGAAATAATATCAAACGTAATTTCTGAAGACCCAAAAGACCAAAAGAAAGTTAGAAAAAGATTTGAAGAAATTTTATCTCAATCAAAAAAAGATTATGACAGATATGAATCAAACAAAAAAGACAACGAGGATGACTATGATGAAGATTATGACGATGACTATTCGAATATATAATTTATAAAATTGAAAACAATTAAGACCCCCTTTTACAAAATAATTGGGGGTTTTATATTTATAGTATATGGGTATGACTAAAGAACAAGTGATGATCGAATATGTGAAGTGTCTTCAAGACACTCCTTATGCATTAAAAACTTATTTACAAACATACGACAATACGGTTTCTAAATATGTCCCTTTAGAACTTTTTCCTGATCAAGTGTCATTATTGAATGATTACGAAAATTTTGAAGAAAATATTGCTTTGAAATACCGACAAGCGGGTGTATCTACTGTAACTGCGGCATGGATATCAAAAAGATTGGTTTTTGCAAAAAAAACTCAACCAGAAAAAATTCTTATAATTGCAAACAAACTTGACACTTCTCAAGAAATGGCAAATAAAATACGGGCATTTATAGACCAATGGCCTTCTTGGGTTGGAGCTGGATTTGCACCTGAAAAAAATTCACAAAGACATTATAAATTAAATAATGGGTCTGAAGTTAAAGCGGTTGCAACTTCTAAAGATGCATTACGTGGATTTACACCCACTATTCTTGTTTTTGACGAGGCGGCATTTATTGAGGCAGATAATGATTTTTGGGCTGCTTGTATGGCGTCATTGTCTACGGGGGGTAAAGTGATAGTTGTATCAACCCCAAACGGATATGATCCAATTTATTATGAAATTTATGATCAATCCTTAAAAGGAATGAATAACTTTAAGATTTCAGAAATGTATTGGTATAGAGATCCGAGATATGCTAAAGATCTTTTTTTAGTGCCTACTGACGATCTTATTCATTATTTACTCAACAGAGAAGAACACGACGACTCAAAAAATATTTCTTTTGCTCATGTTGATCCATACGAGAGGGATTACGTTGAGTTACAACATTTTTTTGACAAAGGATACAAACCATGCTCAACTTGGTACGAAAAAATGGTCAAAAAACTCAAGTACGATAAACGAAAAATTAACCAAGAGTTAAATTGTGAATTTTTAGGATCGGGTGATAATGTATTTGACAATAAAATTTTGGAAGACATTAAAACTAAATTTTTACAAGATCCGCCAACAAAATTAATGGGTAATTCTTTATGGATTTGGAAAGAACCTGTTGAGGGACATAAGTATATTATGGGAGTAGATGTCTCAAGAGGAGATAGTGAAGATTTTTCATCAATCCAAATAATCGATTTTGATTCAAGGGAACAAGTTTTAGAATATGTTGGTAAAATTCCTCCTGACACTTTAGCAGAAATTGCATACAAATGGGGAATTATGTATTCGGCTTTTATTGTAATTGATATTACTGGTGGTATGGGTATTACAACAGTTAGAAAATTACAAGAACTTGGTTACAAAAATTTATATGTTGACGGAATAGATTTGATGAATATTTGGGCGGTAAACAAAAGTACAACTGAAAAAATACCGGGAATCAATTTTAACAATAAAAGAGTTCAAATTATTGCATCGTTCGAAGAAGCTGTGCGTCACAAATTTGCAATCAGAAGTGTTCGACTTTATAATGAAATGAATACATTTATTTATTTGAATGGAAGACCTGACCATCAAAAAGGTCAACATGATGATTTGATCATGGGTATTTCTATGGCTCTTTATGTTGGAGAATCTTCTTTTTCTAAGTTAGAAAAAGCCGTTGAGCAAACCAAAGTAATGATTGAATCATGGGCAATAGTGTCTAATGAAAGTGTTGGTAAACAAATTTATTTTGATCCTATGTTACCTAACACTAACGTACCAAATGAAAGATTTAATAAAAATATAGGACCTGTAAAAGATGATTATATAAAATATGGTTGGTTATTTGGTAAACCAAGATAAACCTTAATATTTATAATTCAACAATTATAGTTAAAATTATACTATGGAAAATAACAAAAAACTGACAGTTTGGCAAAGGTTATCCAAAACTTTTGGTCCTGACTCCACATTAGGGATGGACGCGCCAACTTATTCTTTTGATAAAAAAGAATTATTAAAAACTACTAATAAGAGTGATTACGAAAATCAAAAGTTACAAGCTCAACAAACTTTATATTTAAATGATACTTGGAAAAAAATTGAAAACAATCTTTATGCTCAAGCCGTTTATTATGAACCGAATAGAATTTCGGCATTTTATGATTATGAGTCAATGGAATACACTCCTGAAATCTCAACGGCATTGGATATTTACGCAGAAGAATCAACAACCCCAAACCAAGATGGATTTATAATTCAAGTATATTCTGAATCAAAAAGAATCAAAAACATATTAAGTGATTTATTCAATAACAATTTAGATTTGAATACTAATTTACAAATGTGGGTAAGAAACATGTGTAAATACGGTGATAATTTCATTTACTTAAAATTGGACCCCGAGAAAGGAGTTGTGGGTTGTATGCAGTTACCGAACATTGAAATCGAAAGATTAGAAAGAGGGATGGAGACAAGAAGTGTAAATTCAACTGCAGATCCAAAAGAAAAAAGTTTAAGATTTACATGGAAAAACAAAGATTTGGAATTTCAAACTTGGGAAGTGGCCCACTTTAGATTGTTGGGTGATGACAGAAAATTACCATACGGAACTTCTATGTTAGAAAAAGCTCGTCGTATTTGGAAACAACTTGTTTTGGCAGAAGACGCTATGTTAATTTATAGAACATCAAGAGCACCTGAAAGAAGAGTTTTCAAGGTTTATGTTGGTAACATGGATGATAAAGATGTTGAAGCATACGTACAAAGAGTTGCAAACAAATTCAAAAGGGATCAAGTTGTTGATAGTAAAACAGGAAATGTTGATTTAAGATTCAATCAAATGGCGGTAGATCAAGATTACTTTATACCTGTTAGAGACACCTCTCAAACAATGCCAATTGAGACATTACAAGGTGCCGCAAACCTTTCTGAGATTGCCGATATCGAATATATCCAAAAGAAACTTTTAACCGCATTGAGGATACCTAAAGCGTATTTAGGATTTGAGGAACCTGTTGGTGATGGTAAAAATTTGTCTTTACTTGATATCAGATTCGCAAGAACAATCAATAAAATTCAAAAGTCAGTAATTGCGGAATTAAATAAAATTGCAATTATTCATTTATTTTTATTGGGGTTTGATGACGAGTTAAACAATTTTGTTTTAGGATTAACAAACCCATCCAAACAAGCAGATCTATTAATGATAGAAGTTTGGAAAGAAAGGGTTGCTCTATATAAAGAATTAGTTACCGAAATACAAAATAGCTTAGCACCAACTTCAGCGACTTGGGCCAAAAAACATATATTCCAATTCTCTGATGAAGAAATAAAATTAGATATACAACAACAAAGATTAGAAAGAGCAGTTGCCGCTGAATTGACAAATACCGCTACAATTATAACTCACACAGGTTTATTCGACAAAGTAGACGAACTTTATAAAACAAAATCAGGATCAACTCAAACTGCAGGAGCCGCAGGTGCACCCGCTGGAGGACCTAGCGGACCACCGCCACCTCCAGGAGGAGGACCACCTCCGCCTCCACCGCCGGGTGGACCTGAGGGTGGGGGACCCCCAACATTACCTGAAAATGAAAAGAAAAATAATCTAAATATTCTTTTGGAAAACGATGGTTTTTTAAATGAACAATACTTGGATTTGTCAAAGGGATCAAATTCTTTAGGAGATATTGAGGATGAACTTTTTAAAATACTCAACCATTAGTATATTTATAAATAAAAAACTATGAAATTTGGAATTTTAAAATCTAAGATTGAACAAGTGTTGTTCGAATCATACGTCGATAAAACTTTAAAAAAAGACATTTTTGTTTTTGAGGAGTTGATTTTGAAAAATAAAAACATGTCAAAATTGTTTTACCTATATGATGAACTTTCTTCCAATTTAGGTTTGAGCGAATCTTTAGCGAATGAATTAATCAATAAATCAATTGTAATTTATGAAAATACAATTAATAAAATTTCTCCGAATTCAATTAACGAAATAAATTTGTGGGTGGGACATATATCAACACAAAACAATTATGAAAATTTAGACAAACTTTTTTCAAATAATGTAACCAATTTGGTGGAAAAAATTTCAGCAAAGAAAACAATCTTAGAAAATTTAAAACTTTCCAATCAAAACTTGTATGAGTCAAAAAGTGGTTCATTGAAAAGTTTGATTAAAGAAACAAATTCTGAAATAAACTCTGTCTTGAGTAATTTATCAGAATCTGAAATAAATGAAGTTAAGAAAATAATTAATACGGATGACTCGACTTTGAAAAATCAATTTGATATACTAAAAGAAATGTCTATTAAAAAATTAAATAGAATTTTAAAAGAGGAATCTGAATCAGAAGTTAAAAAAACAATTCAAGAGACAATACAAAAAGTAGAATCTGACGAATATTCAAAAATGAATTTCGTAAAACTCAAAACACTTAATGAGAATTTATAGTTTTTACTTTTTGTATATAACTTGCTTTTTTTCTTTCTTGTCTTTTTTTTACGGATTTTTTTTCAAACTCTTTTCTTGACGAAAGTTCTGTCATCATTCTTGTTTTGATAACCTTACTTTTGAGTTCTTTTAAAGACCTTTCAATATTTTTATTGTTTACTTGGACGACTAGCATAAATTTTTTTTTGTTGATATAAATATATGGTTTCATTATATTTTACTCAACACATAAACCAAAGAATATGAAAAAAATTTATGAAAAAAGGAAAATCTGTAAAGATAGGTGGTTTTAGAAACATGAAAGTAAGTTTCGGTACTGTTGATTGTAAAAATCTAAAGTCAATTTATTTAAACTTACAAACATGGGTTGAGCCCAAAGAAGACCATGAAAATTGGGTTAGAATTGTTTCAAACTTGAGGAGGTCTTTTAAACACTCGGTACTACAATATCTTGACAAAAGTTTGTTCCAAACAATTTATATTGTTGATTTAGATCTGAGAACAAGCGGACTACAACCCAAAAAAAAATCATTTATGAATTTAGAAATTAATCTGTATTTAGATCAAGAGATAGATTTCAAATCACCAAAATTAAAAAAAACCATTAAAAATTTATCAAAAAATATTTATGACGATGTTCTTTTTAAAAATGAATATTTCAAATGTTTTTTAACCAAAAACGGAAATACGATTACAAAAAAACCAAAAACAGAAATTGTTTAATATTTATAAATAAAAAAATATGAATAATTTCAAAATTTTATCTCCGAATGAAACGGGTAGAGGTATCTTAATAGAATATGATGCAGGTTATGTTAATCCAAACGAAACTAAAAACTTTGCAGTTTTACAAGAATCAAAAAACATGATGGATCACTCAAAACCATTTGAGTTCTATGCGGTATTACAAAAATATAACACCCCGAACAGAAACGGAAGAATATATCCCGAAAAAATTCTAAAAAGAGAAGCGGATAATTACAAGAAAATGATAGAAAAAGGAATATCGCTTTCTGAATTAAATCACCCTGAATCTTCTTTGATTGACTTGGATAGAGTATCTCACATAATAACTGATGTTTGGTGGGACGGACCAATTCTTATGGGTAAACTAAAGTTGTTAACAAGTCCTGGCTTTCACGAAAGGGGAGTTGTTTCGACTAAAGGAGATTTAGCTGCAAACTATTTAAGACAAGGAGTAACTTTAGGAATCTCGTCTAGAGGTGTAGGGTCACTAAAAAAAGTTGGGGACCAAAACGAAGTTCAAGATGATTTTGAACTAATTTGTTTTGATTTAGTTTCATCCCCGTCAACGCCAGGGGCTTATTTATTTTTGAACAAAGAAGATAGGAATAATTTTGAAGAAAATCTTGAGGAAGAAAATAATGTTAAAAACGCAAGAACACTCAACACTACAAGTGATTCATTTGATAAAACAAAAAATTTAATGAATAAATTGAACTCTTTTCTTGAAAAGTAATTTTTTTATTTTATATTTTACAAAAAAACAATTATGGACGAAAAATATTTTGTAGCAAAAATCACCACAGATATGGTTGATAACGAAACTGGTAAAGTAAAAAAAATGAGAGAGGAAAAATTAGTTAGAGGATACTCACCTACTGATGTTGAGGCAAAAGTAACTAAAGTTTATGAGAATTACTCAATGGATTGGAGAATTACTGCAATTGCTGAAAGTAAAATTGATGAAGTAATAGAATAATTTAAATTTTTTTAATTTATTTAAAAGGGGATTGTTTACAAATAATCCCCTTTTTTTATTGTTTTAAGTTTTTTTTTTAAAAACCATGTATTTATATATAAAAATATTTACATGAGTAAAGAAATAAATGATGCACTTATCCAAATTACTAATTTGGAAGAATCAATTAAAAAAAATGCACAAGGAATACTTGCTTCTACTATGAAGGAAGAAATCAAATCATTAGTAAAGGAATCTCTTCTTGAACAAGATGAGGTTGAAGTAGAAGATGAAGAAGAGGTAACCACACCTGAAGGAGGACAAGATGGATCCGAGGATGACTCTGATGAAGTTGAAGTTTATTCTGATGAAGAAGAAGATGACGACGAAATGTCAGGGATTCCACCAGCAACTGACGACACGATGGATGATGTAACTATGAGTGATGACGCTGGAGATGAAGATGTAATGGACGCAAGAAATTTAGACAATGCTGCGGTTGTTGACATATTCAAAAAAATGGGACCTAATGATCAAATTGAAGTTGTTAAAGACGACGATGAGGTTTATTTCAAAGATGGTGAAAACGAATACATCATAAAACTTAATGAAAGTTCAGACATGAATGAAGAAATGTATGAAATGGATTTTCCTGGATCTACAGAAGTTTATGAAGATATGAACTTAGATGAGGATGATCTGAATGACGGAGTGGTGTATGAGTTAGAATTGGATGAAGAGTTAGACGAAATGGACAATTTAGAAATGGACGAAAACTTTGGAGACAAAATTTTAGATTTTGAATTTGAGGACGATTTTGAAACACCTAAAAGATTTGAGGATGATTTTGAAACACCCAAAAGAATCCCAAAAAGAATTTCAAGATTGGATCGAGAAATGTTTGAAATGGACCATATGTCAATGGACGAGATGGAAAATTTCGATGATTTACCAAAAATGAAAATGGGTGGATTGAGAGAATCTAAAAATAAAATTCATAAAACTAAGGGAACAGGAAGTGCGTCTAAATTCAAATATGGTAAAAAACCAAACCAAGACAAAGGGTTCGATACAAAAATGAAACAAGGAACTCGCGGAGTTGGTATGGGTAAAGCTTCAAAATTCAAATATGAAGACACCATGGATGGAGAGTACAAACCTGTTAAAAAGAAAATGGAGACCAAAGAAGCAACTCGAAGTAATAACTATGTAAAATCTGGAAAAGTTGGAAATAGAAAAGGATCTAACATGAACAGAAATAGAACAGAAGTTAGACAAAGACCAAACAATGTAAATGAAGAAGTTTCTTTGTTGAGACAAAAAAATGAAGAATACAAAAATGCGTTGGATGTCTTTAGAACAAAAATCAACGAAGTTGCAGTTTTCAATTCCAATTTAGCTTATGCTACAAGGTTGTTTACAGAACATTCAACAACTAAACAGGAAAAAATAAATATACTAAGAAGATTTGACAACATCGAAAGTTTGAAGGAGTCAAAAAATCTTTATAAACAAATCAAAGAGGAATTGGGTACTTCTGTAGTAAATGAATCAACAAACTTGAATGAATCTAGGGTTGAAAGAAAAGTTATGAACAATATCAACACTGGATCATCAACAAACTTGATCGAATCTACAACTTACGAAAATCCTCAATTTATGAGAATGAAAGATCTCATGAACAAAATAAAATAAATAAACTAAAAAAATAAAACTAAAAATGGGAGCATTATTAGAATCAGGTCTTGTTGGTAACATCGGTCTTAAGCACCTTAACAAATGGGACAGATTAGGGTTCCTTGAAGGTCTTAGAGGCCACCTAAAAGAAAACGTAGCACAGTTGTATGAAAACCAAGCTTCTTTCTTGATTAACGAAGCAACAGGAGAAGGTTCAAACGGAGCATTCGAAACAGTTGTTTTCCCAATCGTAAGAAGAGTTTTCTCTAAATTGTTAGCAAACGATATCGTATCAGTACAAGCAATGAACTTACCTATTGGTAAATTGTTCTACTTTGTACCTAAAATCCAAGGATATTCAGGTGGTACAGCTGAAGATATCAATGGTGGTAAATCAGGTGACCACTACGCACCTGTAGGTTCGCCAGGTAATTACCCTGGAGATCCTCAAGCAGGTTACAACACAATTCCTGCAGGAGCTGCTGGTGCAAATGACAAATACACTAAAAACCTTTATGATTTATTTTATGAAGGAGCCGAGGCAGGTTTAGATCCTCCAGGATTATTTGATTATTCAAAAGGAAGATGGTCTGCTGTAACTGCAAACGCGGAAATTCAAAAATGGGATGGAAGTAATTTAGTACCTTATCAAATTTCTTCTCCAGGTATTTACAGAAAAATTATCGTTAAACTTTGTGGATGGCAAAACCTTCCTGGATACGGTAAACTAAT